ACCCTTAACAGTCTTTTGAGCAGCTGCAGCTGGTGAATCTGGCTTTTCTGATACTTTTGTTTTTAAAGAAGTATCTTTGGTTCGCTTTTTTTCATTATCTAAGAATACTTTAGATATAATTTCAGCGATATTAGAGGTTCTCTTTCGTTCAGCTGAGGTTAGATTTGGCTTTTTTGTTTTACTTCTGTTAAAAGTTGATGCATCAGATTCTATAATATCTTTTGATACCTTACCGGATCCTGAGTTCTCGTTATTGCCAAATAATTTACCTACAAAGCCATCTGCCATCTACAATATTTAATTGGCTGTATCGAAAAAGACTGGGTCTATAGCTATTGTTTTTTCCTCAAATGTTAGTATTTCGTTTTCGTAAGCAGTAAACGCTTTAAAGAAAGAAGATAATTGTTTATAAACAGTGAGTGGTAGATTTTCAATAATCTCAACTCTTTCTGCTATTTTAAGGTCACTAAACAATACGGTTTCTTCTCCTACTTTAACTGATTTAATATACTTAATTAGTTCATAAAGATAGATAACCCCAAAGGCTTTACTTGTTTCATTCGAATCTTTAGTTTTGTCTAATTCAACTAAACATCTACTGATAACAGTATTCTCTTCCTTTAACGTAGGAACCTTAAGATTGAGTGTAACTTCACCTTCTGTAGCCTTACTCTCCATTTTAAACTCTTTCTTAACACTATCAACCTTATCTATAAACTTATTTATATTTAAAATCTCTTCACCAACCTTTACATCATCTCCTAAGGACTGTTTTCTTAATAAGAGACATATTTTTGCTCGGTCTATAGTAAAAATCTTATCAGTATCAGAGTTTTCTATGATAGTTTTATTTAGTACTTTTTGAAATTCGATCGCACCTCTAATTCCGGCTACCGCTGTACTGAGCAAATCTTTCTGTTGTTTTAGTGTTAATGCGGTAAAAACTACATCCCCCGATGTAACAGTTATTTTTAAATCATTTTTAACTTCTTTTAATTTTTTAAGAAGATCGCTTGAAATTTGGGACATAAATTTATTTAATGGTCTATTTTAGTTATTCAAGTCTGATTTATTTTCTTTAGCCTCTTTTACATATAAATCCATATAATCCTTTACATCTAAATACGTGCTTTGTTGTATAAACGATACATCCTTTATACGCTTACTTAAGATAAATATATAGTCTCTATATATACCCGGATTTATAGGACCAAGCATAGTTGTTATGAACTCTACACATTGTAATTTAGCTAAATTTAAAACTAAATTTTGCGCTTTTAGTGTAAACTCTACCTTTAGACGGTTAATATTTATATTATAAAAATTTTTAATTTCTTTTTGTATAGAGTCAGGAAGATAATTAAAAATTAAATTTTTTTCTTCAGAGCTTAGATTGTTATAATTTATAGCTTCACCGTCTAATAAAATAGTTTCAATGAAACTATCATCATATGTATTACTACAGGTAAAGTTTTTAGGGTAATTGAGAGTAATATTATTACCGTCAAATTTAATTATCTTTTTAATATCTACTATTTCCTGTAATGTATTTTGTAGTTGCAATACATCAAAATTATATTCACTTAATTCAATAATATTACCTATACATAAATCTCGTATGTGTAAAAGACAGTAAAACTTTTCTATTACATTAAGATCTGCTGTAATAAACAGATCGTCTAAGAAATCTATAACTGCAGCTTTATTATCACGTATATCATAAAGCTCCTTACAGTTCTCAAATGTAAATGTTTTTAATAGTACTGACTTAGAGTTAGGAAGAACTAGCCCTATCATATATTAATTACATTTGTTTATAGTTTTTACAAGCGAAAGTAATTGATTTCTCAATAAAGTCTCCATCATTATAATTTAAACTATAACCTTCAACTGCAGTAGGAAAAGCGTCTTCAAACACATAACCCTTACGTTTCGATCCATCGTTATTGTATTGTGTAACAGTAATACTTGATTTTAAATTAAAATTAGTTAGCCCGTCAATACCTAGTGCTATAAGCCATGGCCTAAAGAATCCATGTTCTATATCATCACCTGTTTCTAAAACATTTAAAGTAAATGACCTTGAAAGAAAGTCAGTTCTTTGTACTAACCCATAACCAGGTAAGAATCCTCCACGATTTTCAACACCTATGGGTGTAAACTCACTCGATTCTTGAGGTATATTCATCTGCCTCGCAACTAATAAGGTACCGTTTCGTGTTAGACTACTCGGATTTACTGTGGCACTCCAACTTTCATTAGCCTTACTAAGAGCAGCATTAATAGCACCACTAACGTTTGTATCTATACTCACCTTCCAAAGAAAGGGATGTGATACGAAAAAATTAGGATCCGTACTAAACGCTTGTAGGAACACATTAGCTTCGTTGGCCATATAATATATTTATGGTCTAACTAAAGTCTCTATAGAAATGATATGCGAAAGTAACAGTAGTATTTAAAACTTCTCCGGAACCGTCAGCGATAGCATAATCAATTGCATTAATATCTCTAATAGACGCACCTACAAGTTGTATGGTTTGAACTGGGGCTAGATCCTTATTGATTACATCTAAAGTAATAATATCACCGTCACCAGGAAGTCCGTACTGACCGGTTGAAGTTTCATTATTAAACACGGCTCGTGAAGCTGCCTCAAATTTAGTTCTCAATTCACTATTCTCATCATGAAAGAACTCAATAGAATAAGCTTCAGAACCCGGGTAGGTAGACTTACCAGGAACATTAAACTGCTGCCCGTAGTAGTTTACTGTTTTGTTTTCAATATTTCTACCAGGTAGTTGAGCTGTTTTAGCGTAAACTAAATCAGAGTCACCGTTAAAGGATACCCCTTCAATGTCAATTTGTTTAACCCTGAATAGAAAGTCTCTAGCAAATTGCTTTTCAGCTGCCCTTGAGAAGAAGTTTTGAATTGTAGTTGCCATAATATTATTTAATTGTTATTTTGTATTAACCGATGATTTCTTCGAAGTTAGCGTCAGTTCTTGTAGCGTAGAAGTTAACTAAGATAAACTCAGCAGTTCTGACCGGTTTAATGTAGATGTCTACTACTAATTCATTTGCGTCAATAACCTCTGCAGTGTTATTTCTTTCATCGCAAACAATCAAGTAATCGTAAATACCTTCATTATTTTTTGCTCTTTCGAATAGTGGGGTTAAAATATTAATAAGTCTCTGTCTAGTAAACTCAGTATTTTGTTCAAATACGAAGAATCTAGAAACTTTCTTAGTAGGTCTTTCAAGTGCTAAGAACAACCTTCTAACATTAATTCTATCAAATGCACTTGGCTTCTTACTAAGTGTCTTTTGACCAAATATAACTTGTCCTTGATTAGGGAAGTTTGCTACTGGGTTAATGTTAGCCTTGTAAAGCTCATCTCTTTGCTTCTGGTTAGGATTAACTGCAAGATCGTTAGCGAATTGAATTAACCCTCTAGTAAATCCAGCTGGTGCAAACCATGGGAAGTTAGCAGCATCTGTTCTAGCCATGGCCGCGGCCGCAAAGCCAGAGAATGGAATGAAAATTTGTCTACCTGAAAAATTATCATAAACTAGCGGCCATTGTGCATAAACTGCAGCGTATGAAGTATTTTCATTCTCAAACTGGTGGCGAATCGGCCAGTATACATCTGTTTGGAAGTTTCTTAACTTATTATCAAGAACTCTTACATCTTCACCTGTAACGAGAATCTGACGTAATACATCCGCTACAAAGATACAATCACCTCTTCCGCCTCCTAAGTAAGGTGGAGAGCAGAACTGTTCAAACTTATTAAAGATTGTAGAGTAGTTGTTTCTTAAATCTCTTGCATCACCAGTAATTTCATTACTTGTGCGTAATCCATTAACTGCTGCTAGTAGTTTGGTACTAGTATTATATTCATCGTAGTAGGCTGTCTCAGCAGCAGAAGCAGTTGCATGAATAGTACCTAAACCACCTTCAACTACAACGTCAATATCATAGAGCTCATCGTTACTAATACCTTCTAATGCTCTATCAACTTTAGTAGGAATATCACCTAAGATTTTATCTGTGATCTTACCATTAACAAAGGCACCAGCAGCGTAAAGATTTTCAGCTTTACCCAACTGCGCGTTAAGCTCTGCAAATTTAGTATTATCAATACCAGATATATTATTGGCAACAGCCTCTAACTGAGTAGTATTAACTCTTAACTTCTTAGTAGGCTTGCCATCTACCATAGCATCTGAACCATTAAAGTAATTCGAAATATACGGATTAACTAGTAATTTAACGTTTCTTGAAGAACTGTCTTTTGTTTCAAGGAAGAATGGATTATTAGGTCCTCCAGTTGGATTAAGTTGCTGTCTATAATAGTTAGCAGATCCTACCATACCTTCTTCAAGAACATAATCGAGCTTAAATGCTTCATTGGCGAAGATTGATTTACGAAGTTTAAATACACCAACGTTTAGAACATCATCATCTTCTCTACCGTCAATGTTATAGTCTGTAAGATTTTCCATTATCTCCGATACAGTATTACTTGTACCACGAGGAGTTGCAGATAAACTAAATTGTAATACACCCCTCGGAATAGTAGTGTAATTAGTAAGAGTACTAGTTGCAGCTGCATCAACTGTCTTAATATCAGCAATAGCATCAAAATTAGAATCTGGATTAATGTTAGTATTATCAGCAATACCTAAGTAGTATCCTTCGAACTGGCTATTAATAGTCGTTTGAGCCTTATTAAGTATAACCAAACCAGCTCCTCCAATGGTACTTACATCAGTAAAGGAATCTTTAGCACCGGCAGTTGCCGACCAATCCCAGCTAGAACCTTCAACAGCGCTAAGATATTGACTTTCAGTAAGTTCAAGGTGCGTAGGCTCTCCTAATACATATGTTCCTGATAACATATCTATGTCAGTAGTAACTATTTGGCCGGTTGCAAGGTTAGTATTACCGCTTATTGTAAACGAGTTATCTGCGTTATTACTATAAGGGAAATTAACAGCTGGTGTAGATGAAGTCGATCCTCCAGCATCAACAGAACTAACTCCAATGGTTATTGTACTACCGACAGTTGTGATTGTGCCATAATTCGCAGCATCTGGTGCTGCAGTAAGCGCTTGAGTAAGAATAAGTTTTACTCTAGCCGCTGCTACTGCTTTAGTTGTTGTCGCGGTAAGTAATGGAATAAGTACATTAGGCGCAGTAGAATACCCACCAGTCACATCATTATTGTTGAGTGTACTAAAGCCTACTGTTGATAAAGCACCAGTTGTGGCTCTAAAAGAAAATGTAGCGCCAGACAGTGCGTCATTTGCTGCCGCGGCATTAGGATATGTGAAAGTTACATCATAACCACTAAGAGTACTACCCTCTGTAACTGGATTGGTAACTGCTCTTACTGGGTATACCAAAGCAGAGTACTTGGATCCAAATCCATCTCCGCTATCTACCCCGTATGGAAGTCTAGAAGCGTAAACATTACCTGGCGAATTGAGCATTTCACTTATAGAGTAGTAAAAATATCTTTCAGCTGAATTAGTAGGAGTACCAAATACACGGTCCAACTCTTGCTTAGTAGTAATTTTTAAGACTTCATCCAGAGGACCTTGCTGAGCAAATCCTGTAATATAAAAATTTGTACCTATATTCTGTGGTGCAATAAGAGATAGATCCGTTTCTCTTATCTCAACACCGGGAGAGGTGATAGTTCTTTGAGCCATGAAAATATTTATTTAAATCCGGCCCAAAAAACTCAAAAATCTACAATTTCAGTGTGAAGTTGTGAATAAACGAAGGTAAACCCGGAAACTAGCTCGTCTGTATTTTGATAATCGTAATCTATCGAATCAACAGACGTTGGAAACGCTTTTGTATAGGTAAATTTAATTCTATCATTGTTAAACTCATCCTTACCTTTAATTGTAAGGTTTGTTTGATAGTCAGCAAAGTTTTTGTCAACATTAATTTCTCTAGCATTATATCTACCTTCTCGTTGATCATGTAAAAGATTTAACCAATTATACAAAACCCAATAGTTTTTATATTCGTTATCTATTTTAAATTTAACACTAACAGGGGGATATGAGTTTTTTGAATGAGATGAAAGGTAGAGTGTATTACCAGCGTATCTATTCTCCACTGCCGGTACAACTATTTCAGGTACAGCTGTACCATAAATTGAAAATTGTACAGAATCTGGTACTATAGTTTTGTTGTCATTCTTAAACTTAGAGCTAAATTCTTTTAAAATTGGAGGTACGTCAAAAATTAAAAGAAATTTATCCGCTCTTGATTTATTAAGAAGAGATTGCTGTGTAGCGTTTCTTGCCATGTCTATATTTATTACTGAAGATGAGTAAACCCGTTCATTTCT